CTACTCCCGGAAGCCCGGAGCGAAGCCGGGCGTGACGGGCGCCGTCGGCGTCTCGCCGAGCTGCGCGCGGTCTACCGTCAGCCCGTCCCCGAGGTTGAAAGAGACGTTTGAAGGCGGCGCGTCCACCTTCACGCCCTGCGCCGTGATGAGCCCGTCGAGCTTCCGCAAGACGCTGTCGAGGAGCTGCGCGCGCGCCTCTCCGCGTTGCTCGCGTTCGGCGTCGGCCCGCGACGACTCGCGCAGGAAATCCGCCCGCGCCCTCCGCAGGTCCGGCGTCAGCTCGTTCAAGGAGAGCGCGCTCGTCACGGCCAGGAACTCTCTCAGCTTGGCGGCGTCGTCCGCCCCGCTGCCCCTGATGGCCGCCAGCAGCTCCCGCGCGTCGGTCTGAATGAGGTTGCCGGCCCTCTCGCGCTCGATGGCGTCGCGCACGTTCTCGGCGAGCGCGTCGCGCTGCACCTGATAGGCGTCAATGCCCGCGGCCCTCAACTGGCGGAAGAAAGGCAGTGAGGACGTGGCGACGAGACGCGGGTCGAATTGCCCGAGCAGGTTGAGGACGGCCGCGGCCTGCGCTTCCCTCCCGCCTCGACCGGCGCCGGATACGTCGAGGGCGAGGAGGTTGTTAAGCAGGTCCCGATTCTGCCGCTCCGCGTCGAGCTGCAAAAGAGCGGGCGACCGAAACGGCTGCTCAAGAGCGCGCTGCCGCCGCTCCAGGTCGCCGCCCTGCTGAAGCCCGGCGAACTGCGCCGCGAGAACGTCCAGGTTGCGCTGCTGCGGCCCCGTGAGGCCGACGAGGGGCAGGTCGAGCCTGCGTGCCTCCTGCTCGCTCCTGAGCGCCTGGAGGCCCGTCTGGAGGCGCAGGACGCCCGTCTCGGCGTCGAGCGAGGCTTTCTTCACCTGCACCATCGTCTCGGCGAAGTCGGCGCCGAAGATGCGGAATTTCTGCCGCGTCTCCTCGACCTCCGTGCGCGCCCGGACGAAGAGCGCGGTGAAAGGGTTGTCCCGGTCTGACTGAGAGACCGCCTCGCCGATGAAATCGCGCACCGCGCCGCGCGCAGTCCGCACGGCCTCCGCGATCTGCTTCGAGGTCTCGCGGATGGCGTCGTCTATTTTCTTCGCCTGCTTCACGGCCTCCGAAGCGTCAAGCACGCCGGGCAGTTCGCGCAGATCATCCTTCAGCTCACGGAGCTTTCCGAGGCGCGCGTCGAGCCGCTCTTCCTTCGTAGCGTCTTCGAGGGCGGAGGCGAATCGAGCCTGGAGGGCGCCGCGCTCAGCCGCAACAGCCGCGCGCGCGCTGGCGGCGCCGGCCTGCGACCGCGCCTCCTCCCCCTGCCGCCTGATGGCCTCCTGTAAGGCCCGGAGCTGCTCGACGCGCGCCTCATACTGGCGCTGGCCGGGATTGAAGACCGCCTCCTCGTAAGCGTCGCCCCGCGCGATGGCCTCCTCGCGGGTGATCTGCCCCGTGAGCCCGAGGTAGGTGTCGTAAAGGGCGGCGGCGCCCGCGAAGGGGATCGTGGCCGCGCCCTTGAAGGCGTTGAAGATTTGCCGCCCCGTGCTGTCGCGCTCCTCCTGCGCTATCTGCTCGGGACTCTTCAGGCCCAGCGCCAGTTCCCGGCGCGCCTGGGCGTGCGAAGTGACGAGCGAGCCCAGCGCGTCGGAGAGGGTGCCGAGCAGGTCTCGAAACTCAATCGAGGTCGTGATTGACTCGCCGATCTGCGCCGTGAGGTTCGCCTGCGCCGCGGCGGTCGAGTCAAGCTGCCCGGCCGTGCTGCGCAGCCGATCCTCGGCCTGCCCCTCGGCCTCTGCGGCTTGCGCAAGCAGGGGGTTCAGGCGTGCCTGCGCCTTCTCCACCTCGGAGAGTGATTCGGCCGTCTTCCCTGCCGCCGCCGCGTAGTCCTGGTAAAGCTTGCCGGGGTCTGCCAGCCCGAGCTTATTCAGGGCTTCATCGGACGTTCCCGCCGCGATCTGCTGCGCGATGGTCGAGAGTTCGCGGGCGGGGATGCCGCGCGCCGCGGCGAGGTCCGCAAACCTGCGCGTGATGAGGTCAACTTGTTCGGGCTGGCCCGCCTTCTCGGCGAGCCGGATAAGCTCGGCCAGCGTGCGCGCGGCCTCCGTGTTCGACTGCCCGACCCTCCTGCCGAAGTCTTCGGCCTGCTCGGCGGCGTCGGTGTAAGCGAGCCCGGCTTTTGTCGCCGAGAACTCCAGGACGCGGTTTGAGTCCTCGGCCGCCGCCGCCGCGGCGATTGTGCGGGCGCCGAACTGTATCGCCGCGTCAACGCCGCGCTGGAAGAAATCGGCGAGGAGGTTGCCGGTGAAGATGTCGCGCAGGCGCATCCCCGATCCGGCGGCGCGGTTCACGCCCTGCTCGAAGGCATCGGTGTCGGCCTTGAGCCCCTTAAAGGCGTCGCGCGCGCGCTCCTCACCCGAAACGTCAACGTCCACTCCGACGCGGTTCCGAGTCTCGTTAGCCATTCGCGTTACTCCCAGCCTGCTGCCTCCGCTCCCACGCCCTCACGCGCTCGGGCCGCAACTCCTCGCGCCTGACGAGGTCAATGCAGCGCGCTTCGAGCGCCGTGACGCCGCGCGGGTACTGGCCGCGCCGCGCCGACCGCGCCAGCTTCATCACGCGCTGAACGTCGCCCCATAGTGACGCGAAAGACCATTCGCACTCGCCCTCGCGGAAGCGCCGCCCCAACTCGCGCCGGGCAGACCGCTCGAAAAAATCAAGCTGCCTGCGCACCTCGCACTCGCCGCAGAAGTCGGGCAGGTCCGCCGGGCGCTCGTCATCTATCGTGCGCGCGCAAGGGGCGGGGCAGTCGTCAAACGCCGGATGAAGCCCCCGCAGAAACTCCTGAAGGTTGACCACCTCCCGCGCCATGACCTTGAACGCTTTTGGTGTAGGCGCTCGGGACCTGACTCGCCCGATACGCCCTCCACGCTCCTGATAGGATGGCCTCAAGCTCGGGCTTCGAGGCGTCGTCGAAGTAGGCGCGCATCCGCTCCGGGAGCGGGTCTATGTTGACCGTGCCCTGTGCGCGTTCTTCCTTCGTCAGACGCGGGAAGTCGTCGAAGCCTTCGGGCTCCTCCGCCGCCATCTCCGCGACGACGTTGACGAGGGCCTTGCGAAAGCTCTCGGCGCCCTCGTCTTCCTTCAGCCCGACGAAGACACGCTCGGCGTCGAGGGCGCTCTGCGGCAGCACCTTCGGGAAGTAGAAGGTGAAGGCGTCGCCCGGATACCACTTGTGATGAACAACGATTGCGACCGTGGGGTCGTATTTCGTTTTGCTGAAAGGCATCTCTCCGGTGCTCCTCTCGCGTGGACACTCACCGCCGCCGTCTTACGCCGGGACGGTCAACAGTCTGTCGTCGAGCGCGCCGACGAAGGTGACGCGGTCGGGCGCGGCCCCGCCGACGCTGACCGGCGTCGCGTCCAGGTTGATGACGCTGCGGCTCGCCTCGCCCGCGTAGCCGACGGGCGCGTCCTGGAGCGTGAGCTGCGCGCCGGCCGCGATGATCGAGGTCCCCTCGGCCGCGGAGCCGATGCGCAGGGAGAGCGCCAGCGTGTTCTCGGCCGCGGCCTGCGCGTAGAGCGGGTGCGCCTTCGTCCCGTAGACGACGAGCTGAAAGCCGCTCGCGTCGTTGCCCCGCTCCAGCCTGACGAGGTCAACCGCGTCAAAGGGGAACGGGTCATCATTCGAGTAAAGGCCGTTGTTGCGGTTGTAGCGGAAACTGCGCAGGTGCTCCGTGTAGTCCGTCCCGCCGATGACGAGCGCGCAGTCCTCGGCGTAGACGGGCAGGATGTTCGCGCAGGCCGGCGGCTCGTAGTCGGCGACGATGTCAACGTCGGCGTTGCCGACGAAGCTCGCCGCGAGTGAAACCTTGCCGCGCACGGTCGCCTCGATGTCGAGCGTATTCAGGACCATGTCGCTGTAAAGCTCGGCCGGCTCGTCGGAGTCTTCGGCGCCGATGAGAAAGGAGGTCGCCGGTAGCTGGTCGGAGACGAGGCGCGTGATCTGGTGGGTGCTCGGGCCTGTGCCGGCCGGCTCGCCCGCGTCGCCAAAGGCGAGCCCGAGCAGCCACGCGGTCAGCTCCGCGGTCGCGTCCATGCGCAGCGACCACAGCGCCAGGCGCGAGGTCAGCCGCCGCCCCATCAGGAAGCGGCCCGTACAATCGCGCGTCTCTTCCCGCGTGACGCGCCTCGTCGGCAGCGGCTTCGCGTCGCGCGGGAGCGGCAGCCGCATCGTCAGATCATCCGACCCGAGCGGCGTGCCTATCGCCGCTTGGCGGAAGTAAGAAAAGGCCGCGAAGACGTTTTTCTGCTTGAACGTGTCCGGCTGTGCCATAAGGCTTCAGTTCCTTTCGTTAAGGGCTGGCGGGGGAAGGTGTGACCTCCACCCGCAGAGTGAGCTGGGCGTGATGCCCGTAAATAAGAGTCTCGTCGGTGTCGATCCCGAATCTGGCGCTGACCTGCCTGAGCGGCGCGGGCTTGAGCTGCGCGTAGCCGCCGAGACTCTTCTGACTTTTGAGCACGCGCTCGCGGAGCGTGAGGAGGATGCGCGCGTAATCGTCGGTCGAGGTCGAGCCGTCGGTGCGCGCGTCCATGTGTGAGACGGAGAGCTGAAGGGTGTAATCGAGGTTAAAGACCGGGTTGTCGGCGCAGCCCGCGTCAGTGTCGTCGAAGGCGGCGAGGTCTATGACGAGCAGACGATACTCCGTCTGTTTGGTGACGGGGTGTTTGAAGCCCGCGCGGCGCACGGCCTCCGCCTCGCCATCGATGTAGACGCGGTGCGTCAGGACGTGAGGAAGGCCCGGTATGTCGGCGAAGAGGGCGACGAGCCCCGCGCGCACGATCTTCTCAACTTCGACGTTGTCGGCCGGAAGGTCGGGCATCTCTACCTCCAGCCGCCGCCCGGATTAGTGTCGGCGTCGAGCAGCTCGCCGCGCTCAATCGTCCCCGCGGCCTCGTCTTCGAGGGCCTCTTCGAGCACGTAAGGCGCGAGCAAGGTCTTGACGCCCGACGGGAAGCCGCGCTCCCACACGGTGCGGTCGGTGCCGATCTGGCCGACGACTCCCGCGAAGGCTTCGTCCTTCGTCCGCCACCAGCGCACGACGAGTTGCAGCAGCGCCTCCTTGACGGCGCCGGGCGTCTCGGCGTAGCCCCACCGCGCCGTGACCCTGTACGGGACTCCCTTCGCCCACTCGACGCGCGCCGTCAGAATCCCCTCGGGCGTCGCCGTGTGCAGCCCTACCACCCCGGCGCGGCGAAACTCGACGTAGCCGGCCGGCACGTAACCCGTCGGCGCCGCGACGCCCTCGACGCTGCCCTCGACGAACTCGGGGAGACGGAGGACCGCCGACCCCTCGCCGTAGATGACGCGCTCGGCCGACCCGGAGGGCGCCGGCGCGAAGGCGTTGTCAGGGCGGCGGGTGAAAGAGTCAATGGCGCGTGAGCCGCGCGTGAGCATCGAGGCGAGGACGCCCTGGTCCTCTTCGCTCGTGACGCCCGGCAGGTAGCCGAGCAGCTCTTCGACGGTCGCGTAGTCACTCATCAGCACAACCTCCTCACGGCCTCATCAACCCTGCGGGTGAAGGGCTCGCGCGCGCGCTCGGCCGCAGGCCCGGCCGCGGGGCGCGGGGCAATCATCCGCGTGCCGCCTTCGAGCAGCGCCGCCTTTTCGAGCGGCGAGCCGACGGAGGCGCGCAGGCCGTTGATTGTCGTCGAGTAAGAGTTGGCGAGTTCGCCGAGGTCTACCGCGGGGGCCTCGCCCGGCGCGCTCGCGCGGTGGATGCGGGAGCCGACGACGGCGACGCGCCTTTCGCGGCTGAAGCCTTCGGGCGTGAGCTGCCCGCGGTTGCGCACGATCTCGCGCAGGCCGAGGCCCCGCGTGGTTTTGGACGCGCGGCGGGTTATCACGCCGCGCGCGTAGGTGCGCCCGCCCTTCGGCCGCCGCATCGCTTCCTTGATGTCCCGCTCGATGTCAAGCGCCGTCTCTCTGACGGCCCCTTCGAGGGCGGGGCGGAGGCTTTGCGGGTCCCGCAGGAGCGGGCTCTGTAGCTGGACTGTGACGGTTACTCTCGCCATCGCCGGTGCTCGATGGGTCGGGGGATTGTGCGGCCGGTGTAGGGGGAGCGGAGCCCCCCGGCGGAGCGGCGGGGGATTGCCCCCCGCCGCCGCCAGTCGTGAGCGCCGGCTGCGCGACGGGCGCACCGCCGAGGGCCTGTGTGGCGTCGGAGGCGGCGGGCGGCGCATACCTCGCGCGCCAACGCGCTATCTCTTCCTCCGTGGCGGCGCGAAAGCCCCTCCGGCCCGTGAGCGCGAGGAAACGCTCTTCCGAGACGGGGACGGTCGCGCCGCCTTCGTTGACGATGAAGCGTGCCACGGGCGCCCCCTTACGAGTTGACGCGCAGCGCCGCCTCGTCGCGCAGCTTTGCGAAGCCGTAGAGCATGTCGAAGCCGACGCGCGCGCCGCGGTCGCCGATGCTGTACTGGTAAATCACGCGGATGAGGAGGCCCGAATCCTCGTCGACCTGCGTGTAGGCTTGCGCGCCCGCGCCCGCGCCCTCGGGGATGCCCTTGAAGGGGCGCGTGGCGAGCACGATGGCGTCCTCGTGGAACGCGAGGTTCTTCGTCACGGGCGTCTCGTCGTCCGTGACCGGGACGAGCTGCGACGGGAAGATGTCGAACCCGTAGAGGCGCCCGATGGAGCCCTCGGCGACGCCCTCGGGGCGGGCGTTGGCGAAGTACTGGGCGAGCGTCGAATCGCCCAGGAGGGCCGCCTCGTCCTTGTCGGAGATGACGAGCGTGCGGTCAGTCTGCGGGTTCTTCAGCGTGTTCAACCCTTCGCGCGCGGCGATGACGGTCGCCTTGCCGATGTCCGTGCCGGGCACGCCGATCTCGTTGGTGAACTCGTCTACGACCGTCCAGAGGTCGGTCTCGATGCCCTCGGCGATGGCGATCATGGCGGGCTTGATGTACCGCTGCATGAGCGGCGCGTTGGCCTGCGCCTCGGCCACGTCCTCGACGATGAAATCGACGTAGATGTGTTCGGAGAGCGTGACGGGGAAGAACTGCCCGCCCTGCGGCACCTGCGTCGTCGCCGGGGTGTTGGCCGCCTTTTTGCGCGCGGTGAACCTGCCGGGGTAGGGGATGTTGATAGTCTTCCCCTGCGACTGCTGGTCGTTGAACTTGTAATCGCGGGCCACGCGCTTGGCGAGCACGATGTTGCCGCGCAAAACGTCGAGCGCGTTCTGCGCCCACACGGTCGGGACGAATCCGGCGTCCCCAGCGACGCCGCCTGTGATGTTCGTTGACATGTCCGGTGCTCCTTTGCGGGTTGGTGGAAACAAAGAATGCTTATCAGTTATTGCTAACTGATAAGCATTCTTTATGTCGCGCACTATAACCGATTCTTATGGAAATCGGCAATTATCCCTTAAGCCGTGATGCGCCCCTCCCTCATGGCCGTCATGATGGCGTCGCGGTTCTGATTCCAGAAAGCGCGGTCGGCGATCTGCGCCTGCGTGAAGGTCGGCAGCACGGCCTGGTCGCGCGAGGGGTTCGTCGGGCGCGTCGGCGTGACGGGCGGGGCCTCGGCCGGCTTCGCCAAGTAAGGCTTCGACGCGAGCACGTCGGCGAGCGCCGCGGCGATGTCCTCCACGTCGGCGCCGACGAAACGCTCCGCGTCGGTCGGGTCGTTGAAGCCGAGGCCGAGGGCCTGAGCGCGAATCTCCGCGGAGCGGGCGCGCGCCTCCGCCGCCGTCGCGCGGGCCTCGGCCTCGCCGGCGCGCGTCTCCGCGGCGGTGCGGGCGTTGTCGGCCTCGCCGCGGGCCGTCTCCGCGGCCTCGCGCGCCTGGTCGGCCGCCGTGCGCGCGGTGCGCTCCGTCTCGACCTCGGCGACGGGCACAAAGCCCTCCGGGATGACGGGCTCGACCGGGGCGACCTGCGTCTGCGTCGTCTCCGTCAGATCGGCCGTGACGGTCGTATCGGTCGTGACGGTGCCCTCGCCACCTTCGACGGGCGGCGTCTGCGTGTCGGGGGTCTGCGTCTCCGGGGTCTGCGTCGTCTCCGTTTCGTCCTCGTCCATGATCGTGTCTACTCCTTAGAAAGAATTGCTGACAGCGGCCTCTCGAAGCGTGACTCACCCCAACGCTCGGAGCGTCGCACGCCGACTAAATCTGCGAGTTGTAGCTTGCCCTCAGTGAAGGCTTTGAATTTGCCCGGCCCGAGCTGCGCCTTTTGCAGCCCCGGCGTCTGACGTGAGAACCACTCGGCGCCGGTCTCGGGCGCCGCGGCTTCGAGCGTGAGGGGGACCTGCACGCAACGACAATTCGGGTGACTGTGAAGGCGCGCGCCGACGGGGAAGACGCGGCCGTGCATGGCGAGGCACATCGAGCACGTGCGCGCGTCGAGCGCGGCCTGCCAGTACCAGCCCCGCAGGGCGCCCGCGTGAGCGAGGTAGGTCTCGCGCGTCGCCTCGCGGTAGGCCCTCACGGTCTCAGTCCTGCAAATCGTCAGCGCGCGCCCCAGCTCGCCGCCGAGGTGGCCACGGATGCGGGAGGCTATACGGCGCACGCCGACCCCTTCGGCCACGCCCGAGACCAGCTCGTCGCCGACGCGACGGGCGAGGCCCGGCCCCCCTTCGGCGAAGAGCTGGCGCAGGGGCGACCCGTCAGCGGCGAAGCCGGCGACGGCCGTCGCGGCGCCCGCGTCGAGCCTGCCGAGCCTCACGGCCGCGGGCGCCCCCGCGGCCTCGCCGACGAGGGCGCCCGCGGCCTCCGCCCCCAGCCCACGCGCCCTCGCCTGCTCGCGCGCGACGAGCAGGGAAGCGACGCGCGAAAACTTCTGCATCTCGACGAGGATGTCGAGCTTGAGGCGCAGGAGGCGGTCGCGCTCGTGAAGCCACGCCGAAGACACCTCCTGCCCCACCCGGCGCCGCCCGTCAAGCTGGGCGGTCAGTTCGCTCACGCGCTCCTCGATCCGGGAGGCCGCCAGCCTGTAGGCGCGCAGGAGGTCGCCGGCCGCCGCGCGCTCGCCGCTTAGCAGCCGGGCTTTCCATCCTTCGGCGATTTCGTACAGGTCGGGCAATTAAACCTCCGCGTTCTGGATGGCCGTCTCGTCGCGGAGCGTGATCGGCAGCAGCCCGAGGTGCTCGATGGCGTTGAGGCCGACGGCGGCGAGTGCGCCTTCGGGCTTGAAGCCGGCGCGGATGAGCGCGCCCGCGGCCTCCACCAGCTTCTTGATCTCGTCGGCCGTCCGCTCGACCTTGCCGGAGACTGCCGCGCCCTCGCCCGAGTCGAAGGCGTTCAGCAGCTCCGTGGCCGTGTCAGTCGTGTCGAACTGGCGCTGCTCGCGCTCGTGGGCGGGGTCATAGCCCAGCTCTTTCTGGAGCGTCGCCTCGCTCACGCCCAACCGCTTTTTGCCCTCGGCCACTTCCACCTTCTCTTTCTGGTCGCCGGGGAGCGGGTCAGGCCAATTCAGCTTGACCTTCTTGCCCTTGATGTTGCCGATGACGAGCAGGGCCTGGACGCACTCCTTAATCATGCGGCCGTAGCGGAGCTGCTTCTTTTTGGTCTTCGAGATGAGCGGGCCGTAGAGGATGCGGAGCGCCAGCCCCGAGAGCTGCCCGATGTTCTCGACCTTGCCCGAGGCGACCTCGGGCACGCCCGTCATCTCGGCCAGCCCCTCGCGCAGCACCTTGCGCAAGCTGAGCGCGGTCGAGATGTCTTGCTTCATCTCCAGCAGCCCGATCTCGGCCTCGACGCTCGTCCCGCCCGCGCCGCCCGTCGGCTTGAGGAAGAGCATGCCGTCGGTCCCCCATTCGAGGTCCTGCTTTTTCAGGTTCTTCGCGTAGGGCTTCGGGCTGGAGTGGATGCGCACGATCTTCCCGCACATCGAATCGAGGCGGGAGATGTAGCTGATGATCTTCAGCACCGGCTCCGTCAGGTCCGGCCTGCCGTAGACGCTCTTAGGGTTCGGCAGGTTCTTACAGTGGAAGATCGGCGGGAAGGGGAAATTCCAGATCACGCCGTCCCCGACCCGCGCCCACGTCTTGCCGTTGTCGTAAGAGTGGGACTCCTCGATGAGCCACGTGAGGCCGTCGTCGGCGCGCGAGGTCGTCTCCCTGAAGAGGTAGGGCCTGCCCGCGCCGTCCCGGAGCTGGTAGGTGCAGTGGAACGCGACGACGCGCGAGACATCGTGCTCGTCGGTCTCGACGCGGAAGAGCAGAGGGTCGCCGACGGTGACGCGCGCTCGCCCCGACGGCTCGATGCTGATCTTCAGGTAGGCGTCGCCGCACTTCGCGCCGTCCTCCGCCATCTCCTGAAACTCTTCGTCGCGCTGCGCCTGCGGCCAGACCGTCTCTAAATACTCCTCGCCCGTCGTGTCCTCGTCGGTGCCGACGCCGATCACCAGCGACTCGCCGAAGAGGAAGCCGACGCCCTTGTCCACGATGACCTCGGAGTAGTTGACGTGGACGTTGTCATCCGGCTCGCCCGATTTAATCTTGAGCTGCGCCGGCGCGAGGCCGTTGTAGAAGTTGAACGCGCGCGCGGCGAGCTGCGCCCACAGACTGCTAAATATGTTCATTTGCCCTCCCACCTGTCGCCCGTCCAATCGTGCAAAAACATCACCCATCCCCACTCGCCGAAGACAGCGATGAGCGGGTGGACAAGCCCGTTATGGACAAACCGCCAAAAGTAATAGCGCATCAGAAGCCTTCCGCTTTTCAACGCGGGGTGTGTTCACCTTCACCCTCCGCGCGGCTACCACAGCGACCCGCCGTGTTCCGCCGTCCCGTTCAAATTCAGCATCGCGGCCTGGCGCGCCAGCGCCCGAGCGATGACCGTGTCGTCGTGCATCCCGCGCGGCGCGCTGTAGCTGATGCGCCCCGTGTGGTCGTTCTTCTGCGACTCGTAAGCCTCCAGCTCGCCGGTGGCCACGGCCGAGTCAACCCACTTGAACTCCTCGCGCTCGAAGGTGAGGGCGAGGGACTGAATCAGCGGGGGCTTCGACTGCCCCGTCGTCTCGAAGCCGTAGAGCGGGAGCCCTTCCGAGACGAGGGCTTCGAGGTTCGGCCCGCCGATTGAATTGCTCTCGACGAGCCCGCCCTGCACCTTCCACTTCTGACAGAAGTCCGCGACGCGCTCGCGCTGGAAGGCCCAGCCCACCTGATTGAACCTGAGCAGCTCCACCTCACGGCGGCAGGTGATGCACAGGGCCGAGATGACCGTGAAGTCGCGCTTCTGACCCCAATCGAGGCCGAGCACGATCTCGTGTCCCGCGTGCTCGGCCGGGCACGTCTCGACTTTCGTCAGGTTATTGAGGAGGTTGCGGAAGACCGCGCCCGCGTTCTCAAGGAAGCGCGCCAGATATTCCTGCTCGAAGGTCAGCTCGGGCAGGTCCCCGCGCGCGCTCTCGATCTCGCTCGGCTTAATGAACGGGTTCGTCAGCGTCGGCATCTGCCAGCTCTGGTAAGCCGGCTGGAGCGGGTCCTGACCTCTGAGAAAGAGCTGCCGGAAAAAGTTCAGGCCCTTCGGCGTCGAGAGAAACCAGGCGTCGCCTTCGTAGTCGGTGAGCGTGGGGCGAATCTCTTCGTTCCACTGCATCTCCAGCAGCGCGCACATGGCGGCCTCGTCAATGACGATGCGCTTGTATTTGCGACCGCGGGCGACGGTGCCGCCGTCGAGCGACCACATCTCGACGACGCCGCCGGTGACGAGTTCGATCCGCCGCTGCTGGGTGTCTTTGCGCGCGACGACGGGGGCCAAGTACTTGAGCGCCTCGCGCCAGACTTCAAGGAGCAGTTTGTAGGTGGGCGCGAACCACGCTACGGGGTAGCCTAGAAGCGCGGGGGGCAGGAGCCGGTCAACGCCGAAAGTCGTCTTGCCGAAGCGCCGGCCGCAGGCGAGGACGTTAAACCGGCTCGCTTCCCTCGCAATCCTCATTTGCCCGGCGTGCGGCGTCGGCAGCGTCAGCGTTATTGCCCCCGACGTATTCGACCTTGATGCGGAGTTCCGGGCCGCCCGCTCCTGCCGCCTGCGAACCGTCCTCGGCCTCACCCTCGTCTGCGGCATAACCATAAGCGCGCTCGCCGGTCTCCTTCGCTAACTCGTCGAGGACCTTGAAAAAGGCGTTCACCTCGTCCCGGTTGAACTCCTCGTAATCAACGCGGACGGCCTGCGCCCCCGTCCCGATAAACTTCACTTGTGGCAGCCACAGGCGGCCCTCACGGCACAGCTCCCGGTGCAGCACCTCCGCCAGCTCGTGAAGCGCGCCGACTCTCGTCTCCCGCAGCGCGAAGCCCCTCATCAGCGCGCCGGTCTCCGAAGCCTCGACGATCTCCTGGAGCTTCACGCCGCGCGAATCCCGGTAGTAATCAACTTGCTGGCGGCTGACCTTGTAAGGCGGGTCGAACTGAGAAGCGCGTTTGTTGATCTCGCGGGTCTTGAGACCTTCGGAGATCAATGCGAGCAAGTGATTCTTCTGCTTGTCGTCCAGGTCCATAGTTCACTTGTGCGATGGCCGTCGCGGTCACTCTCCCGTCGGCGCGGCTCAAGGCTTCCGAGAGCAGCTCCAGGTCTTCATTCCAGGCGCCGTGCCTTTCGGCTACGTCGTGGAAATCCTCGAAGTCATGCGGGACGATGAAGAGCGCGTCCGTCTCCCCTTTGCGCCCGCCGTGCTTCAGCTCGTGGTCTACCAGCGCGAGACGCCACTCGGCCGACTTCGACAGCCACACCGGGAGGCAGACCTCCATGACGAAGAAGGGCTTGGGCTCGCCCTCGGCGCCGGGCGTGGCGAGGAAGGCGTGCAGGCCCGAGACCTTCCTCATCACCGCCGCCTTCTTCTGCCCCCCGATGACCGGCGGCTTGTTCACCCACACATACTCAATGCGGACGCCGTCGAGGTGCGGGTGGTATAGCTCGATGAGACGGGCGGCGACCTCCGCCACTTCCGGGGCGCGCGCGTATTCCTTCCTCCCGCTCATTTCCTCGACGACCCTCTCGCCAGCGCGCGCCGGCGGCGCTCGATGTTGACGACGCCCGTCACTGACGCCTTGATAGAGCGGAGGGCGCCGAGGCCGATCACCGCCTCGTCGGGCAGGCAGTAGATGCAGATGAGGCCGCCGTCTCTCTCGTAGAGCGTGGCGCACTTCCTCGGGCAACGGTCACAGGCGTTCGGTGCCTTCATCTCTCGTCACCTCTTCCCGGCGAGCTTCAGCAGGATTTCCCGTTGCGTCTCGCGCACCTCGCGCACGTCGGCCGACATCTCGCGCAGGTCTTCGCGTATCAGCTCAAACTCGTGGCGGGTGACGAGCTGGCCCCGCTCCGCGGTCGAGTGGACGGCCGACTGCTCCAGCGCCTCGACGCGCGCCGTGAGCCGCCCCTGCCCGAAGCGGAAAGAGCCCCAGCCCGCGCCGGCGCCGGTCAGTGAAGACACGGCGAGCGGCGCGAGCCACGGGAGCGCGTCCAGCATCAGAAACAGGAGGTAAATCAGCCCGACCATTTCTAACCTCACAGCAGGAGCTTCACGGCAAAGAGGCCGACCACGGCCAGCGTCGCGCGCCTCGCGCTCTTGCGCGCCTTGCTCGCCTCGCCCTTCAATCGCTCGTTGTCACTCTTGAGCAGGGCGACCGTCTGCTCGTTCAACGTGATAGCTCGTTCGAGAAACCCGACCGCCTGTTTGAGCTGCGCGATCTCGCGCTCGGCCGACTGGTAGCTCGTCTGGAGCGATGCGGAGTTCGCTTTCTCCGCGGCGACCTGCGCCTCCAGCGCCTCGATCTGAGCGCGCTGCGCCTCCATCAGCTCGCGCCCGGCCTTCACCTCCGAGACGAGCTGAGAGATCAACTGCTCGTCATCGACAGCGGGCGAATCGCCGGCCGGGGTAGAGTCGGGCGAGGTCTGCGCAGTTGCGACGATGCAGAGCGCCGAGGTCATCAGCGCCGCGCACATCAGTCGTGTGAGTAGCTTTTTCATAATTCGCACCCGCTTCCTTCGTTCTTTCTTTCGTCACCTCGGCCCGGCGCGCCGCCTGCTCGACCGCCGGCTTGATGGCGCGCTCGCGGACCTGGTCGTTGACCTTGCGTTCGGTGGCCGTCTCGTTCGCGCCGGCGACGGCGGCCGCCGCCTGGTCGTGTGCGGCCTCGGCCTGCGCCTGCGTCGCCTGCACCTCGCGGGAGGCTACCGCGCCCCGGATGCCCGAGACGACGCCTCCGCCGAACTGCCACGCGACGAAACAGAACGCGAAGAGCGCCCCCCCTTCACCTTGCGCAGCGCGCGCACGAGCGCCGCCCGGACCTCGTGCCGGTAGAAGTAGACGAGGCCGACGGCGCCGAGCAGCGCCGCGATCAAAAACACCTTGCCGCCGAGGCCCATCGTCCAGAGCGTGACGATGCCGCCTCCGGCGCGCAGGCCGAGCTTGCGCGCGATGCCGGCGCCGACCGCTTTCGTCTCGTCGTTGACGGGGATTTCGTCGAGCAGCGACGGCTCCGGCGCGGGCGCCTGTGTGGCCGCCGCGGGCGCCTGCGGGGCCTGTGGCGGCGCTTCCGTGGCCGCAGGGCCTTGCGGGGTGGCCGGGGCCGCCTGCGGGGCCGTGAGAGAGTCGAGCGTGTGGCCGAGGCGGGCCTCGGCGAACTGTGCATCGTCGAGGACCTTCAGCGCGACGAGGTAGCGGCGCTGACGGTCAACGCGGCCGTTGTAACCGCCGTTGACGCGCCGCGTCGTCTTGTCGAAGCGCGCGAGGTCCCGCGCGTCGCCGCGGCCACTGAGCGCGTCGGCGAGCGAGTTCAGATTGTTTGACTTCCAGAAGAAGGCCGA